TGATATTTTTCTTCAGAGGGTAGTCTGGTTCTTCCATCGGGTTCACTGTCTTGTCCTTCTGGATAGCTTCGATCACCTCATCCTCCTGTAGGGCAAGTCCGGTTTCCATCCCGCACATGTCCTGGATGATGTGGAGGAAGTGGCGTGCCTTCTGATAGTTGGCGCTGGTCTCGAAGTCGCCAGAGCGTGATTTGCGTCCTTCCTTTTTCGGCTCGGGTTTGTAATTCTCCTGTTCGACCGTACAGGACGTGATCGGCTTGCCGTTGGCTTTGAACGCAAGCGGCGCGGATACTTTCAGACTGAAAGGGTACGCCTTGCCGTCTTCACCTTCCCTGTGCTTCTTCTGCGTGACCCACTGTTTCCGGTCTGCGCCTTCTCCCGTTGCTTCCAGTTCGAGAACGGCGTCCACGTCGTTATAGAGCACGCCAGAACCCCGGAAGCTGCCGCCGTCCTTGGTCGTGTGGTGGACGAACAGGACAAGGCATTGCAGATCGTCGGCCAGAATCTTCAGATTGCGGATCATCTGCGCGACATCCTTCTGGCTGCTATCGTCGCCTTCGAACGAAGCCGACATCGTGTCCACAATCACCATGGCGGGCGCGCCTACGGCACGCGCGGCATCGCGTACGGCCTGAACGGAAGTCATGCTGGACAGGTTAGGCGCAGCGTCCGCGATGAACGGTGAGCGCCATTCCGGGTTCAGCACCTTGATAGCCTGAATCCGCTTCTTGATGCCGCGTCCGGCTTCCGCCGCCACGTACATCACGTCGCCCTGCTTCACGTCCTTGTCACGCCACTGAACGCCGTTATGCACGCGGAACGCCAGATCGAGCGTCCAGAACGTTTTCCCTTTGCCGGACGGCCCATACACCATCGCGATACCGCGCTCAGGCAGCACGTCTTCCACCAGCTCCGGTCCGCCAACGAAGTCTTCCGAGTAGGCATCGCCCGCATAGAACCGGAAATTCAGATCAGCCTCGGTAGGCGCGGCCTTGTCTGCCGGCGGCTGTCCGAACTCCTTCAGCAGCGCGCGCAGCGTCTCCGGCTTGTCGGAATGGCCGAACGAATCCCAAACCCTGCGCTGGTCTTCAGCGTTGTACTTCTGCCCGTTCGTGCTCCAGGCTTCCCACATTTCAAAGCCCTCTTCGCTGCCGGCAAAGTGGTGATGCACCATGCGTCCGATACGCAACCACTGGTCGCGGTCGTCGTAGTCCGTGACCTTGTGGATGAGGGCGGTGACCTGTTCGGCGCTCAGGTCTGTTGGTTCGGCGTACGCAGCGAAAGGATCGCCATCATGTTTCTGATCCACCAGTACCCGTTCCGCCACGGCTTTGACGGACCATGCTCCCTTTTCCACCATTCGCCCCGCAAGTACCTCGAATGCGTCAATAACGCGTTGAGCGTCGCTTCGCTTGAGTTCAGGAAGGGAGTCGCGCGATGATTCCCGTATTCCAGAATCCGACAGCCCGTCAAACCATTTATACGGGCGTTCGGTGTCGGGATGGACATGGTAGGCAACCCACTGCTGTCCGTCTCCGAGAATTTCGACCTTGTGTTCATTTGTACCATCCGTGTACACGTGAGAAGTCATTTTCCGGAAAGGCTCGTCAGACCGGAACGGAACCAGAAACTTGGGCGCGAGCCCCGTGCGCGTCATCAGCCGTTCGCCGGGGAAGATCGCGTCAATCGCGTCTGACATCTGCTGTGCGACTTCCGGATCCAGCACGTCAACGTCAATCGCGGGAGCGTTGCGCGCGTTGATGCCCGCCCCGTGGCCGGCGCGCCCGTTGCTGTACCATGCAACCACGTCGGCGGCTGTCGTCTCATGCTGCGGCCAGTTCTTCAGATCCGGGCGCTTGGTACCGGGCCGGATCGGAAGCACCGTGTAGCCGAGCGCGACCAGCTGTTCGCCGTACTGTTTCAGATATTGCATATCGCGCAGCCCCCCTCGTTACGTTCTTTCCCGCCTTTGGAGGTCCAGATGCTTTTTCCGATTTCTACGGAAATAGTTTGCACGTCCACGAACTGCCGGCGCCCGAAGTCATCAAACTGGAACGCCATCTCTTTGAAGCGGTCGCCTGACGCCAGGCAAGGGAAGCAGCCCACACGTGGAAAGCCGGCACGATATAGCGGGTTTTCACGCCCGTCGAGTACCGCCATTACCTGTTCTTTCGACCAGTCCAGAATCGGGAGACGAAAGCGCACGCCCATCCTGCCAAGATATTTGGGATACTTTCCGGGCATGACTTCGTGTGGCTCGTACAGGTCTTCTGAAATTTTGTCCGCGTATCGCTTTTTACGCTCATCGCTTTCAGCGCTGCGCATTCCGTACCACACTTCGAAGCCGCCTTGCATTTCAGCGAGCGCTTTACAATATATCCGTGTCTCTCGAATCTTAAGTTCGTCTGTACAATGGCGAGCACCGCCGCCGGGAAAACGTCCGTACTTTACAGATTTTTCGAGCACGGTTCCGCCTGATACCCTGTCGATCTGTACCCCATAGTGGTTTCGCATCCATTCGATATGCTGGTAGGTGATCGGATGCTCGAACTGCGTATCGCAGAATAAGCCCCGTATATCGTCAACGCCGAACAGCTTGACAGCGAGTTCAAGACATGCCTGCGAGTCCTTACCGCCGGACACTGGCACGAGGACCTTGACCATCACGCCTCCGTCTTGTCTTGTTTCGAATCGACGTAGGCTTCGATTTCGCTGAGTTTCCAGAAGACGCGCCCACCAATGCGGACCGCGCGCGGGAAGTCCTCTTTCTCCATCCACAGATAGAGGGTCGAACGGGAGACAGGGATAAGCGCCAGAACATCGGCAATCGGGATCAGCACGGGACATCTCCTTTGTTAGGACAGCATCGGACGTTCAGGATACTCTTTGAAATCCGATCGTGCAATAGAAAAAGCCCGCTCGAAAGCGGGCTCTGAAAACAACAAAGGAGACGGCGTGAGTGTATTACATATTCCGGAGAAGGGATAGCAAGGTGTCTCGTTCCCAGCGATACCCCGCCGACCACCCCGCCGCCGCCGCCGCCTCCGACCGCGCCGACCGCGCCGACCACGCCGCCGCCGACCGCGCCGACCACGCCGCCGACGACGACGACCACGCCACCGACCACGCCACCGACCGCGCTGACCACGCTGCCGACTCCGCCGACCACGCTGCCGACTCCGCCGACCACGCCGACCGCGCCACCGACCGCGCCACCGACCGCGCCGCCGCCGCCGCCCGAACCGCCGCCGACTCCGCCGACCACGCCGCACGGGCTGTCGCCGCCCGCGATTCGTCGGTTTTCATTTCCGATTCGCAATACGCAATCGCCTGTTCAAGTGCCGCGCGAACCTGAACAGCGTATTCCTCCTCGTTGCCCGCAAGCGCGGCTAACTGTTTGCGATGGCGCAACGCGGCCAGTTGCCAGCGCACGGGTTCCAGATCCTTACCCGGCTGCACGGCTTCCAGAAGGTCGGTACCGAACTGCGGTGCCTCTTCGCGCGGGATACCTTCGAAGATACCGTCGGCCAGATGCGCCAGCCATTCGGGCCAGCCAAGCTCAACCGGGAACCGCGAGTGGTCGTAGGCGTCCAGCGTGCAGCCGACGAAGCAGCCACGCCCGTTCTCAAACCCCGTACCCTGGATCACTTCATCTGCCCTGCGGTGCGCTTCGAAGCGTGCCTGATACTTCAGTTTGATAGCCGGGTCATTGTGATAGGCAAGCATCTTTTCCATCTCAGAATCTCCTTTTGATTTCAATCACATCAGCATCGTTCCACAATGGCGGAACGTTCTGTTTTGCGCTGTTCATACGCATGAAGTAATGCCGGTAGTTCACCGACCACGCGCCGTCGCCGACAGACACCCCAATGACAGGCGCTGCGTTCCACCGGCTAGCCGACAGACTCAGATCCTGCGGCGGACCGCCAACCGACCAGCCGTACACCTGTTCGCTCCAGCTTGACCGGTAGACGTACGCACCGGCCTCCAGACCGTACCGCAAGCCGCCGTACCACCTGTAAGGCTCGACAGTCAGCGAGACGCCCAGCGCGCGGCCTGAGCCTGTGAACAGCGCCGTATGGCGCGTGTTGTGCGCCGCGTAGTCGCTGTCCGACGTATCGCACTGGCAGGAGGCTGAAGCGCGGCCCAGGTTCACGTAATCGAGATGCCAGTCCACGCCCCAGGCGCCGCGCGTGACGACCGGGCCTGTGATGCCTACCGAGTACTCCGGGGCGATAGTGGTAAGGCTATGGTCCATGCGCTGCTGGTACCAGCGCCCATCTTCAGTCTCGAATGATGTCAGGCCCGCTCCTGCCTCGTACGTGAACCACGAAGCGTGAGCCGCGAGCGGCAACGCGAGAAGCAGGAGTAAAGGTTTCATTTCAGTTCCGGTTTATCGGAAAGTCCAAGCAGGAAATCGGCGGATACGTCCAGGGCTTTACAGAGTCGTATCAAGGTGGGCACTGCTATGCCGATAGCGCCAGATCTCCAGTTGCTGTAGGTAGAGCTGTTCACGTCCACTTTGTCACAGACTTCATAATTCTTCATTCCTGCCCGGTTCTGTGCTTTGATCAGTCGTACCGCGAACGAGTCTTGCATTTTCAATCTCCTTTATCGCTTCAGTCAGAGTCTTGGCAATGTTAGGCATGCCACACTGATCGAAGTGAATTGATAGTTCCAGCAACCGCATAACAAGGGGCGTCATGACGACGCCACTATCAGGCAGGAAAACGCACCTAAAACACCTATCACTATTGAGAGCATGTCGTGCCGGAAACAGCCGACCACTAACCCTGCGGTATTAACGCACGCCGCAGCACCCCATATAAAACGCGTCATTCTCCGCACTCCTTATACAGTTTGCAATTCGCGCAGTCTTCCGCCAGATCCCCGCGCCGCAGTTCAGGTAACGGTGCGTGGCGTTTGCGCTTGCCAATCGCTGCTGCCGCTTTCTCGATCCGGCCAGCCAGGCCGCTACTTGCGTTCCGGTTGTTCGGCGGATCGTAGGACAGCTGGTAGAGAAGGCTTAAAGACGTTTGCGCTTTCTCTGCCAGTTCCCGCTTTTCATCGATGGTGGATTCTTTCATCCACGTTTTGAACTTCTGGATTGTCACTAAATCCCCCTGTCATCATAGTTGCTACGGTTACGTCGTTCGAATTTCCTGACCCACGCATCGCGCTCTTTCTTTAGCAGTACTTCACGCATCATCGCGAAGATGCACAGCAAACCGACTGCGGCGCATCCTACAATAAGAGATGTTTCGTCCATGTCAGAAAACCCAGTTCGCCAAATCAACACAACCGTAGCCTTCAAGCGCAGCGCAGTAAAGCGTAACGCTTTCGTCGCCCTGCGCGCGCATCTTGCGCCGTACATCGCGTAGCGCCTTCTGCTGCTCGCTGACAACTTTAAGCGCTGCCTTCATTTCCGCGATTGTCTTTTGGAACTGTTCGAGAGGTTCAGGATCGGGATTTCCGACCAGCGATCCTTCCCATCCCTCCGCCTCTTGGATAGCCAGGTCTAGAAGTTTTTCCTGCCGAATCGTTAGGATTTTCATGTCGTTCTCCTGTGTTGATGTACGAACTATAGCAAATGCAAAACGCTGACGCAAGTGCAAAATTAGCTTGACAGCGAAATTTTCCGCCGCTAAATTACGAACCGCAGTCACCCACAAAGGAGATACAAATGTCATTGGAAGCAAAGATCGAACTGCTGACAGCAGCAGTCGTAGAACTGACACGCTCTTTCAATGAGCGCCAGATTCCGCTTGCACAGACGCTGGACGAAACGCCCCCCGAGGCTTTTGTTGCGGAGGCAATTGCCTTGCAGCAGGTTGTGGCGCGTGAGCATGCCTGGAAACAAGTCCCAAACGCCGAGACGAAACCCTCGCCCACTACCGACATTTCGCCGCCTTCCTCGCAAGCATCGGTGACTTACGATGACGTGAAGAACGTCACGATTGCCGTGAGCAAGATGGACAAGTCGAAAGCTGTCGCCGGCCTCGCGCGGTTCGGTGTCACGACTGCCAAGGCTCTGAACGAGAGCCAGTGGTCTGACTACGTGGCCTACATGAAGCGTGTCGCGGCGGGTGAAGTCGACCCGGAGGCTTCGCATGGATAAGTTGCCTGATGGTTCGGGATTCTTCACGGCCTCCTTGCCGCTTCCGAAAGAGCACTGGCTTTACGCGCCGCGCTGTTCGGAGTGGGACGAAAAGCGCGACACCACAGCGGACACACCCCATCCGATTTTGACCCATGCACAAAGAGAATCCGTCGTTGCCGCTGTACGTTACGCAATTCGCGGAGCAACGATGTGCGGGCAAGATCCAGACTTTGACCCCGATGCGCTTGTTCAAAACGCAGTTGTTGCACTCTGCGGACCGTACGGAGGGATTACAGATGAGTGACGAATACCACGCGCTAGCGAGCCCGTCATCATCAGCCAAGTGGCTGAACTGCGCTAACTCGCTGGCCATGGAAATCGGGCAGCCGGACGGCGATTCGAAAGCCGCTGACCTGGGTACGGACAAACACGAACTTCTGGCTCTCTGTCTGGAGTTCGCACGCAACGCGATGGACTATGAAGGCCATATCCCGAAGAAAGGACACACGGTCAACAAGGAGCTAGCAACCGATGTTCAAACTGTTCTGGATAGCGTGCGTGAGCGGATACGTGCTTATGAACTGCGCGGGGCTACTGTCGCTGTTGACGTTGAACAGGACGTACCCGTGGATCACATCACTGGTGAGGATAATGCGACGGGCCGTGTTGATATCGTCCTGCGTGTTATCTGGCCTGATGGTGCGACAGATGCTGATGTGATCGACGCGAAGTTCGGCTATACGGAAGTGCTCGCCGAAGGTAACACGCAGGGCCTGATGTACATGTCAGGAGTCATCGAGAAATTCTCACTGGTCGATGAGTTCCGCAACATCAGCTTCGTGATCGAACAGCCGCTACGCACGAACAGCGAATGGCAGGTAACGCCAGCGATTGTGAATGAGTGGGTAGAGTGGGCTTCACCGCGCGCCGCGAAGGCAATCCTGATTCACAAGATGGCAGGTGAGCGCGCGCTGAAGGAAGAGGATTTCTCGCCGGCGGAGAAGACCTGCCAGTGGTGCAAGGCAAAAGCGGTTTGTCCTGCGCTGCGCAACGTGGTTGAGGAAGCGATTGAGGAATCTTTCGACACTTTTTCGGCACCGCATGTCAGCGCCCAGATAATTCCTGTCGAAAAACTGGGAGAGAAATTCGAGCAACTAGAACTGCTCGAAGACTGGATCAAAGCCGTTCGCGCACGCATCGAGTATGAGGTGTTCGCGGGCAACACCGTACCGGGCGTGAAGGTTGTAGCAGGCAAGCGCGGTAACCGGGCATGGTCTTCGGATGAGGAAGCGGAAGCCCTCATGAAGAAGTTCAAGATGAAGCAGGACGAGATGTACTCGTTCAAGCTGCTTGGACCGAAACCGATTCTGGATGCGCTGAAGGACCAGCCGCGACGCCTGAAGCAGATCGAACAACTGGTCGTACAAGCCGAAGGTAAGCCGCACGTGGTCCACGAATCGGATAAGCGGCCTGCGATTGAAATTAAACCTGTCGAAGACGGTTTCGACACTGTAGACGAACTTTGTTAAGGAGATTCACAAATGGGTACTATCGTTCAACTGAAACACGTACGTATCGCGTTCATTGATGAACTGTTCGAACCGGGCCAGTACGAAGGTAAGGGTGATTTCCGCCACACGGCCACGTTCATCGTAGAACCGGGCTCGGCTAACGACAAGGCAATCCAGGCCGCGATTCAGGCAGAGGCAGTAGCCGCATGGGGCAAGAAGGCAGACACGATGCTCGAAGACTTGCGCGGCGACAAGAAAGCCTATTCGTACCAAAAGAACAAGAAAGACAAGACGGGCGAAGTGTACGAGGGCTTTGAAGACCGCTACGCGCTGTCGGGCGTGCGCAAGGCGAAGGACGGTGCGCCGCTGTTCCTGCACAACGTGAAGGACCCGGCCACGGGTAAGGCGCAACGCCTCACCGGCAAGGAAGGCGTGATCTACGCGGGATGCTATGTGAACGCGAAGGTAGAAATGTGGGCCCAGGCAGGCACGTATCGCGGTATGCGTTGCGGTCTGCTTGGCGTCCAGTACGACGCCCCTGGTGACTCGTTCGGCGGCGCATCGCGGCCCTCGGATGACGGTTTCGATTCCGTGGACGCTGAAGACGATCTGGCGTAAGCACTACCCGTCGCCGGCTACGGGAACCAGAAAGCCGGCACAAAGGAGATAAGAATGAAATTCGCTTACGCTGATCCGCCTTACTACGGATGCTCCGTGCGCCTGTACGGCGATCATCCTGAAGCACACGTCTATGACAGTCTTGACGGTCATCGGTTGCTTATTGAACGGCTTCAGGACGAATTTCCGGACGGCTGGGCGCTATCCATGACAAGCGGAAACCTGCACGATATATTGCCGCTTTGCCCAAAAGCGTCGCGCGTTATGGCATGGACAAAACCTTTCGCCATTTTTAAACCAAACGTCGGTCTTGCGTACGCATGGGAGCCTGTAGTGTTCTGGGGCGGGCGCAAGATACGCCGGGATCAGCCGACCGTGCGCGACTGGTGCGCGGTCAACATCACGTTGAAAAAAGGTCTGACTGGCGCCAAACCCAAAGGCTTTTGTGACTGGCTATTCGACGCCTTCAATACCGAAGCGGGCGATGAATTACATGACCTGTTCCCCGGCAGCGGTGCGGTGACCCGCGCATGGGAAGAATACCGCGCCGCGCGCGGATGGGATCTCGTATGAAACTCTGGTGGGATTTGGAAACCTACAGCGAAACCCCAATCAACGACGGCGCGCACCGATACGCGGAGAACGCGGAGGTATTGTTGTTCGCGTGGGCGGTTGACGACGGGCCGGTTCAGTGCTGGGATGCCACGCGTACGGATTTTCCGTCCGGGTTACCTGTCGGCCTGCTTGACGTAATAAAAGGTGCGGACGAATACTGGGGCCACAATTCGGGTGGCTTCGATCGCGTTGTTATGAAGCGCGCTTTGCCAGAAGTGGCGAAGCACATGCCCGAGTCCCAGCACAGAGACACGATGGTGCAGGCACTCTGCCACGGGCTGCCCGGTTCGCTGTCCGCGCTTTGCGATATCTTCCGCCTCGATAGCGATGTGGCGAAGAGCAAACGCGGCAAGCAACTGATTCGCATGTTCTGCATGCCGCAGCCCGCTAACCAGAAACTGCGCCGCAAGACCCGCGAAACGCACCCGGCAGAGTGGGCGGAGTTCATCGAGTACGCGAAGTCGGACATTACGTCCATGCGCATCCTGCACCAGAAGATGCCGAAGTGGAATTACCCGAATCACGAATTCGAATTGCGACTCTGGCAATTGGATCAGCGAATCAATAACGAGGGGATTTATGTCGATCTTGAACTATCTGAGAAAGCCGTCGAGGCGGTCAACGTTGCGCAAGCCGGCCTTGCAAGCGATGTTAGCGAAGCAACACTGGGAGCAGTTACATCCGCGACGCAGCGAGACAAATTGCTTGAGCACATCCTCAAGGAACACGGAGTATCCCTACCCGATATGCGCGGTGATACTCTTGAGCGCCGTTTGCTTGATCCTTCTTTGCCCGATGGGGTCCGGGAACTGATCGGGATACGCCTGATGGCGTCCACGTCGTCTGTCAGCAAGTACAAACGCGTGATGCGCTGCACGTCGTCGGACGGCTATCTGCGAGGCGTTATCCAGTTCTCAGGAGCGGGGCGCACGGGCCGCGATGCAGGGCGCCTGTTCCAGCCGCAGAACCTGATGCGTCCGACGCTCGAAGCGGATGAAATCGATACGGGTATCGAGGCTATCAAGGCGGGGTGCGCGGATCTCATCACGGATAACGTGATGGAGTTGTGCGCCAATGCAATGCGTGGCGTCATCATCGCGCCGCCGAAGTCGAAGATCGTCGTTGCCGACCTGTCGAACATTGAAGGGCGCGTACTCGCATGGCTGGCCGGCGAAGAGTGGAAGCTACAGGCGTTCCGGGAGCTGGATAAGAACGGAGGCCCTGATCTTTATGAGATTGGTTACGGATCAACGTTTGGCGTTGACCCTGCCGAAGTCGAGAAATGGCAACGCCAGATAGGCAAGGTGATCGAACTTTTCCTTGGTTTTGAGGGCGGTGTTGGTGCGTTCATCACAGGAGCCGCGACTTATGGAATCGACCTGGACGCGATGAAAGCGGAGGTGCCGGACGACGTGTGGAGCGAGGCGGAGAAGTTTTATACGTGGGCGGCAGACACAAAGCGTCCGACATTCGGCCTGAAGCCTGAAACGTTCATGATGTGCGACTCGATAAAGCGCCTGTGGCGTCGCGCTAACAACCGGATTTCTGGCTATTGGCCAGAAGTGAAAGACTGCGCTATAGCCGCCGTAGAAAACGAGGGCGTAGCAATTCAGTGCCGCAAAGTAACCATGATCCGCAAAGGAAACTGGTTGCGTATCGTCCTGCCATCGGGTCGCGCATTGTCGTACCCCGCGCCACGAGTCGAAGACGGCAAACTGTCTTACATGGGCATGAATCAGTACTCGCGAAAGTGGCAAAGGCTGACCACATACGGCGGAAAACTGGTCGAGAACATGACGCAGGCAGTAGCGCGCGACGTGTTCAAATTCTGCTATCCGGTAGCGTTGGCAGCAGGTTACAGCATCCGTCTTCCGATTCACGATGAACTGATTACGTACGCACCAGATGGCGAACTGTATAACGCGAAGCACCTGTCGCAACTGATGGCAACAAACCCCGGATGGGCGCAAGGTCTGCCGTTAGCCGCTGCCGGATTCGAAGCGTACCGCTATAGAAAGGGTTGATTTCCTGTTTTGCATTTGCTATAGTGGACTCAACAACACAGGAGAACATCATGTTAGACGAAGAGTACAAGCCCTATCGCCCCGTTCCCCGGACTATCCAACAAGCCTTTGGCCCTTATCATCGTTCTGACATCGCGCACTGCCGCAAGCATGAACGGCTAGTCGCGATTGTTGGCACGCTCGTAGCGGGCGTGGTTCTCGGTTTGCTGTTTGGGTGGAGGGGATAATAATGGGATGGGAATGGTCTTACTGCCGGGGCTGCGACAGGGGCTTGCCGCGCGCAACCATGCGCGAGGTTCTAGACGGAACGCAGTACTGCGCGGACGGTCACGACAACAAGCCAAACGTCACTAAGAACGATCTGTTGGTCGAACTGTTCGAACGCGTTGAAGAACTTGAACGGAAGCTGGAGAACCACCTTGCGTGAACGCGATATCGAAGCCTACTTTGTGAAGCGTGTCAAGGAAGCGGGCGGGCTTCAGCGAAAGTTCGTCAGCCCCGGCCATCGGGGCGTACCCGACCGGATTGCTGTTTTTAAGGGCCGCGTACATTTTGTAGAGTTAAAAGCACCGGGCGAAAAACTTCGAACGGATCAGATTAGAGAACACGGACGCTTGGAAAGAGCGGGCTGTTTCCCTTGGACCATCGACTCTTATGATGGAGTCGATCTATTTATCTCACAGGTGGCGTAATGAGCATCTGGACTATTGCGGTTCTGGTTTGGGGCGTGATTTGCGCAGCGGCAATCGGGCTTGTGATTGGCGGGAGCAAATGAAACTTCGCCCCTATCAGGAAATCATTCGCGATTTCCTTCTTGAAAAGGAGAGATGCAATGCCTTTGTCCCAATGGGCCTCGGCAAAACTATATCGACTCTTAAGGCACTTGAGGCGCAAGCGCTTGTCGATGACTCACCGACGCTTGTACTGGCCCCGCTGCGCGTTGCTCAAAGCACGTGGCCTGATGAAGTCAAGAAATGGGGGCTTGATCTACCAGTTACGCCCGTCGTTGGTACTGCGGAACAGCGGGCGCAGGCGTTACGCGAGGATTCTGCTATCTTCACGATCAACTATGAGAACGTACCGTGGCTCGTAGACTGGTTCAAATACAATCCCCGCCCGTGGCCGTTCAAAACGATAGTCGCGGATGAGGTAACGAAACTCAAAGGCTTTCGCACGCGCCAGGGTACGAAGCGCGCCAAGGCGCTCGCGGAAGTCGCACACAAGAAGGTGGACAGATGGATAGGCCTTACTGGCACACCGGCCCCGAATGGGCTGAAAGATTTATGGGGCCCGATGTGGTTCGTGGATGGGGGTCAGAGACTTGGCAAGTCGTTTGCGGCCTTTTCGCAACGGTGGTTCAGGACGAGTTACGACGGGTACGGGCTGGAGCCCGTGGAATGTGCACAGTCCCAGATCCAGACGCTCATATCCGACGTGTGCTTATCGCTGGATGCGAAGGACTACTTCAATCTCTCAGAACCGATCCGCAACAAGATCATAGTGGATCTGCCTTACAAGGCGCGGCAGCAGTACCGGGACATGGAGAAAAAGATGTTCCTGGAACTGGAGGGGCATCTGGGGCCAACGGAAATCGAAGCGCTGAACGCGGCCAGTAAGACGCAGAAGTGCCTGCAACTGGCAGCCGGCGCGATCTATACCGATGACCAGCGCAACTGGCAGGAGGTTCACGATGCGAAGATCAGCGCGCTTGATGACATTATCGAAGAAGCGAACGGCGCACCTGTTCTGGTGGCTTATCACTTCCGTCATGATCTTGCTCGTCTCCTTGCTGCTTTTCCTCGCGGTCGGGTTCTGGACTCTGATCCCGAAACCATACGCGCGTGGAATGCTGGAAAGATACCTGTTCTATTCGCTCATCCTGCTAGTGCCGGCCACGGTCTTAATCTACAGGATGGCGGAAATATACTCGTTTTCTTTACCGTGAACTGGAATCTCGAAGAACACGCGCAGATCATCGAACGCATAGGACCGACCAGGCAGGCACAGGCGGGGCATGATAGACCGGTATTTATTCATTACATTCTGGCAAACGATACGGTGGACTTTGACGTACTTGAACGTCTTGAGAGCAAGAAGACGGTTCAGGAAATCTTGATGCAGGCTATGAAAAGGAGAAAGTAATGTACGTGCACTGGACTGCGCAAGACGTAGCAGAACTGTACATGCGGATTCACGATCTGGAAAAGCACCTCCATTACCCAAACACGGTCAGGTCGGAAACGGAGAAGAAAGCCACAGAACACCTGTACGCGCCTCTGCGCAGCGATACGCGAGCCGTGCTCGACCTGGCAGCGTTCGCGCGCCGCCTGGTCGATATGCAGGACCTCGGCCACGCGGTTACGGAAGAGGTCCGACAACTGGCAATGAGAGCCCTGCAACTGAAATGAAACTCTACAGCACAACTGATATTGCGGCGTCCGTCAAGAAGGCGTACGAGCAATTTACGCATGTCATCCTCAATCGTGGGTACACGATCCTTAAGCCCGTCTACTTCAAGACGGCCACGCTGGACGGGCTCCCCGTGCTGCAATACGCGTCATGGATACCGGCGAGCGAGACGCAACTGACGCGATGGAAGAACCTGGGCGGTATCCTGATTGAACAGGACACGCACCCGAAGGACGGTTACCAGACGGACGTTACGGTAATGGTTGAGGCGCCCTACGACATGGACCGTCTGAAGGCCTGCAACTGGCGCAATAACGAGTATGGCGTGGTCCCGAACCCCATGTCGTGGTCCACGCATGAGGAGTGCATCGACCTGCGTTTTCCGACTGCGGACCTGTTGCGCGAGATATGGACCATTACTAACGGCCAGCCGTTTACGAACAGTGAACTGGCTACGGAAACGGGTATCCCCATCAGCCAGTTGCAGTACATCAAAAACGCCCTGCATCCGGTCGAACACTGGTACGTACAGAAGCGCCTTGCGCCGGAGCGCGAGGAGATGCTACCGGCATTTGACTGGCTGGAATCGGGCATGTTGACGAAGAACGCGATCATCGAGTCAGGCCACAAATCGATGATCGAGGAACTAGGCAAGTTCGGGTATATCGACCTGAAACGCCGGATGCATTATCCGGCGCAGGAACCCGACTGGCAGGTTGTAGAGCGCAAACGACAGCGCGCGCTTAGCGATCTGGCAGCTGTTCGATCACTTGTGGAATCACTTCCCGACCATCTGTCATTGTGATGACGGTTTGTCGTATCTCTTTAATTCTTGGAGCGTTAGCATGATAAAGAGCATTCAATTCAGCGAGGGCGTTCTCAGTCTCACTATTTCCCTGCCGCGTCGTCCCTCCGCCAGTGAGAGCGAGCGCAGCATCCAGTTTGACTTTGGCGAGGGCGGCGCTATCCCCGAACTGCATCGTTGCGAGCTTATGGACTTCATTGATCCCGTCTACCCGGAAGGCGCGCACCAGATCCGCGACCTGGTTTTCAAACTGCTCAGCACTCATGCGCGAGTAAGCCGGATCAATCTTCACTGTTTCTATGGCGCCCGCGAAGGACTGGAGGGCGGCACTGCGACGGATGAACAGATCAAGCTCGCGCGGGGTACAGTCTAGCGCGCACGCAGCCAGAAAGATGTCGCCCTTGGCTTCTGTCAGGGCGGTCTTGATCGACTGTTCGGAAATCAGGCCGCTCTTTCGCGCACGGGAAGTCATTTCTTCGCCTTTTTCTTTTCAGGAAGACCCTTCAGCGACTTGCCGGCCTGCTCTTTGACGAACTTCTTGCCGACTTCCTTTGCCACGCCCTTGACGGCACCCTTGGCCGCAGCGTGCATGAAGCGGTTCTGTGCTTTCGATTTCATAGGCATATCATGACTCCTAGTAAGAAAGACCCAATCCGTATCCCAAACGCTGAAGGTCTGGTAACTGCTTCTTTAGCCGGCCAGCTCCTATGTCTGTCCTGTAAAAAGGAGAGTTCGGTATCTTTACCTTCTTTAGGGCACTGTACGCACTGCGGCGCGCGCCAGTTATCGTTTCGCCCGTTCCCGTCGCAATCAGAACATAGTCCCCTGCCGTCACCGGACCCGGAAGATTAACCACCTTCCCGCCCACTTCGCGCGGCGCGTCACCTATCATGACTTCGGAGAAATGAAGGTGTTCCATGTCTTCCGCATTGTAAATCGGTATGCCGCAAAGTTCCTTGTTCGTTATCTTCGAATAGGGAAAGTCGGGCAGGGCCATGAGAACCGAGATGCAGACTACATCGGTCTTCACCTTCAGCGTGTCGCGACCGTTCACCAGATCGAGCATCCATTGGGCCTGATCGCCTTCAATGAGCGCCGTGAGGTTATGGCGTATGGGCCAGCCGTCGCGCATGGTCCACTCAAGCGGATAGGGGGTTCCATCGTGCGTTATCATGCAATTCACATCGACGTAGCCGACGTACCCCACGCGATGGAGATGTTCTGTAGCCGGCTTCAGCACCTGGTCAGCGAGTTTCGACTTTTTGACGACGCGCACCGTAGTGCCCATCTCGCCCGTATTCACGCCGAGATCGCCGTTCATCAGTTTCTTGTTCTCCCAATTCTCAACCCATCCTGCTTTGGACCATCCAGCCGGCCCGAACCACCCACCCACGGCCATCTCCATCCCGTCAATCTTCTCCTGGAGGATAAATCCGTCTTCTTTGGCCGACTTGACGTATTTCGGGATCTTCTTCCATCGCTCAAGCATGTAGACCAGATCCGCCGCCGAGTTCGCAACGTAGGACATTGCCCGCTCGCCGTCACCGGACGGCTTGGAGACAAACGCTTTACCCTGCTTTTTTACGTAAGCGATAGCTGAATCGTAGTCATGAAACGACTTGCCCGGAATGCACGGCATGCCGCACTCTTCCATGATCTTCTGCCCGTGCTCGCGGTCAAGCTCCCACTCTACGGCGTCGAGATTGCATCCGAAGATCGGGTAGCCGATCCGGCGATACGGCTCCAGTAGATCGAGATAGGAAACGTTGTCAGGCGTATAGATGAGATCCGCCCAACCGATCCACTTTTTGCGGAGGTCGTTGAAGTCGCGAATCTTGTGCACGAAGCCTTCCCCCGCGTGGCGGTCTGTACCGTCAGGCCGGGGTTTGTCGTACCACTTCACGTCGTGCCCCTGCATCTGCCAGCGCATGCAGAGATCGAGCGCATTGGAACCGACATCAATCACTAGTATTTTCATTTTGCATTTGCTATAGTGGTCGTAACAACCTGGGAGATCACCATGAAAGGACTACTCGCCGCAATTCTACTCGTTCAGACTATCACGCTAGGCGTCATGCTTACGAGGCACGAAGCTTCGCATCCCGCATGGCAAGACGCGCCTATCGTGCATGGCCCGTGGGAAAACTACCGCAAATGAACCTTAACCCCTGGCTGGATATCATTGCGGCGGTGATGCTAATTGTGTGCTGGTGGGTTGCGGGCTCGTCCGACCACCGCGATCAATAGGCTGTCCGTACTGCGCGCGCAGCGCGCCGACTGCCGCCGACTGCGCTTTGCCGTTCGCCGCGCTGTAGGCTTTGCGCAGCAGATCGCGGCCCTGTTGCGTCAGCAACGCCTTGGACGCAACGTAAGGCGTCACAACGGCGCCGACTGCCGCCATAGGGTGCGAGATCGCGAGCGCGGGGAGACTGGCAAGGTGCGCGACGCCCGTAGTCTTGGACGTGTTGACGCCCGTCTTATCGCCCGCGCGCGCCATCGTGTCGGTAACGTCCTTGATGTCCTTTATCTCTTTGTTCGTGAAGCCCATTTCAGCAAGCTTAGGTTGTACCTTGTCGATTTCCTTGCGGAACTTTGCGAACGAGATTGGTGGCGCGCCGGGTACGTCATTCTTTGCCGCCTCCAGGCCATTCCGCAAAACGAAAGACTTCACGTCCTGAAGCGTTTGAGGGTCGTGCTGCTGAAGAATCGAAGTCACCGATTTGGCCTCGCTCGGATTCATGTTCAGATACCGCTTTGCGATCAGTTCCGGCGCCTTGGTGGACGCCGTAGCGCCCGTGAAGGCCGCGTCAGTCACGTCTTCACCTAGCAGCTTTCCGAGCGCGGATTTCTTGATGAAATCGATCGATTGCGAAGCTTTCGCGTAATTCTGGTTCGCTTTTGCCAAAGCCTGCGCGATAGGCGTTCCGCCTTTCGAGGCGTCATTAAAATCCTGATTGATGGCGCCAAACAGGCGCTTTGCGTAGACCTGATTCGCGTTCTGGTCAATGTCGGAGAACACGTTGCCGGTGCGACGTGAGGCTTTCCCCCATGCGCTGCGCGTCTTCATCGCGTCCTCAACCGTGGCCGTGCCTTGCTTCGCCAGCAAATCCTTTGCCTGTTGCGCCTGCTTCACGATCTTCGGCGCGTCGCCGGTCGGGACGTTTTTGTTCTCCGCGATTATCTTGTCCAGCGTGTCCAACGTGTTTTTGTAGCCGATAACCGGCTTGCCCGCTGCCAGCGAACGGACCGCGCCGTAGTCGGTTGCGGCCTGCGAACTGCGTAACTTGTCGATGTTCTCGACGGTGTTTTTGTAGGATGAGCGTAACTGGTTGCCGATTGCTTCCGGGTCCGCAGTCGCGCGGCCCATCGCGCTTGCGAGATCATCGACGCGCTTCGCGCCCGCCGTGACCTGTGCCAATTCGTCCGCGTGCGCGGTGCCGGCGGACGGGAATAGATCGCGCAACGTATTCTCTGTGAAGGTAAGCGCCTTACTGCCTGTCTCCTGCCCTAACGTAAGCGGAATACCGGATGCCTGCGACGCACGCGCGGCTTCGCTAGGCGGTTTCGGGATGCCTCGCCCGGCGCCGGCCATCCCACCCGCCGCGCCGCCGATCAGTGAACCCGCGATCTGCCCCGGCGTTCCGCCGATCTGGCGCCCGGCTTCGCCGCCGAGTCCGCCGCCCACGGCTGCGCCTACGCGCGACAAGGCGGACGCCCCGCCGCCGGGAATGGCAGCAGAAGGAAGCGCCTGTAAAGCGGCTGCGCCGTACTTCTGCGCCGTTGTGCGCGGTTCAGCGGATTGCGTAATGACGCCGTGCTGCCGCAACAGGTCTTCGATATGCTCCTGACTACCGGCCATAGCGGAGTCCGAACGCTTAGGTGCGGGTGCCTTGATGAGCGCGCGGAACTTCTCTTCCCCCGGCGTCTCTGTAGCCGCAAGCAACTGGCTGCCGACTGCCGCCGGGATGCCCGCGACTTGCGCCGCACCCTTCGCCAGGTTACCGCCGACAAACTCCGCCATGCTTTGCGGAGGCTGCGCCGGCGGAGTGGGCGGGGGTGCGCCTGCACCGACAACCGGCGCGTCTTCCCAGGCCGCTTTTCCTTTGCTGCTGCCTGCTGTAATCAAAGGTGCGTCTTGCCAGCCGGCCATTATGGTTTTCTCCGATGCGAGCCATCAGGCGCGATGAAGTCCGTACCGGACGGCAGGTTTGCGTAATCTGCGTCCGACGACACGCGAACCGGGGCGCCCGTATCGGAAGCCGTGGTTTCCTGCCTGCCGGACACGCGCGCCTTCTGCCGCGCCATGACTTCGGTCGGCGCGCGCGACGCGGCAGCCATTTCCTTTTCCATGATGTTCAGAACCGCATTCAACTGCTCCGGCGTGTTGGCCGTGGACAGCAGTTCGCGCGCGTGTTCCTTGTCGGACACAGTAGGCGTGCCGGAGGGACTGATCGCACGCGCGTAGGCGTTCACCGATGTGTTAAGCGCCGTGCCTAGCGCGATCACGCGCGGATCGCCCGTGTTGGTCTGTGCGGCCTGCAATGCGCGGTTGACCGGAACAAACTGACCGCGAGGCAATGCCGCCGACGCTTCCCGTACAAGCGGGAAAGTCTGCTGCGCTTCAGCCACGGCCATGCCGACGTTCGCCGCTTTGGTCGCGCCGGTGCGCGCCGCCGCCTTCTCACCCTGGAAGCCGACGTTCGCCGCCGCGACATCAGCGCCCGTGCCGCCAGCTTCGCGCGTCTGCTTCATGACCTCGCGTCGCAACGCAATGATGTTCTTCGCGCCTTGCGCGCCGCGTCCGAGGTTCTGGTAGACGGACGTGTCACCTTGCCGCGCCTGTTCCGCGAGGAACTTAAGGTCGTCCGGTGAAAACTTCGCGTCTTCACCGTTCGATTGTGCGGCTATCTGCTTGCGAAGCGCGATTGACTCGCCGCGCATCGCGTTTGCTTCGCGCGCGGCGTCCGCCCGCTGCTGGATACCCAGCTGCCGATCCTCGGACGCCTGTTTAGCGGCATCGATGCGAGCCTGCAACGAGTCCTTCTGGACCTGCAACTGTTGCAGTTTCAGTTCGTGCGTGAACTGCGCCTGGAGCTGCGCGGCCTGCTGTTTCGATTGCGCGTCCAGTACAGGCGTGAGTTGTTGTAGACCGACCAGCAGATCAGCGCCCGACAAACCCTGATCCTGAAGTACCTTTACTGCGCCCTGAAGCGACAGCGGGCCGCCCTGCCCTTGCTGCGGAGCGGTTGCGGCAGCCTGAGCCGGCGGCGCGGGTATCGCGCCTTGCGGCGCCATCGATTGCGGAGGCGTGGTTGGCATCGGGCGGAAAGGCGGCAACGGCTGCTGCGGTCCTGCACCCTGCGGAACACCGCCGGGAGGCAACGGAGGTTGCGCGCCACCCGGCGCCGGACCCATACCGGGCATCGGCGCGCCTTGAGGCGGTTGCATAGGCTGCGAAGCCTGACCGGGAGCCGGAGGCTGCGGAGGGGGCGGCATTTGCCCCTGCTGCGGCTGTGCGGCTACCTGACCGCTTTGCAGAAGTTGCGGCAAGGCATTGCCGGCAGCGGCTTGCGCTGCCTGCTGACGCTGTCTGTCGGCCTGTTGCTGTTGGAACAACGAAAGCTGCATCTGCTGCTGCTGACGCGCCTGCTCCTGCTCCTGCAACTGCCCCTGGTACTGGATGAAGTAGGGAAGCCCCGCGATTCCTGCCATGTTGCCTCCTTACATCGTAAAGCCGTAGCTATTGCCGCCACCGCTGTAATAGGGACTGGAGTTGAATGCGCCGCTGAAGTCGCCGCCGCCGAATGATCCGGTAGTACCACCGAACAGGTTACCCCAGCTGCCTGCGTTCTGGTACGCGCTGCCGAGACCTTGTACGCCTTGCCCGATTGCCTGACCGCCGAGCGCGCCAGCGGCACCAGCGGCCTGCGCCTGGTTCTGGTAAGCCACCTGTTGCGCACCCTGCCCCTGGTTCGCGTACGGAATGTACTGATTCTGGATCGCCTGACCCGGGCCGTACACGTTCTGGTTCAGGAACTGACCGAATTGCCCCGCCAGTTGCCCTTGATTGGCGGCAATATCCTGCGCGGTCTGGTACGGCAACTGCCCGCCCTGAAGCGTGTAACCCGCCCCCGCGCCGCCGAGTGCGCCGCCCTGCGCCGCCGCCTGCCCGGCGGCGCCCGCCGCCTGCCCGTAACCTTGCAAACCCGCTAGCTGCCTTTGCAGTTGCTGGTTCTGCCAGTCGATATTGAAGTTACCAAGTGCCTGGTTCGCAACACCCGCGCCGGCAGCGCTGGACCCGAGCCCGTACATGCTGTTTGTGGCGCCCGTCTGGTCCTGCAATTGCTGGATTGACCGGTTGTAAAGCGCGCTCTGCGGATCGAGCGCGGTCTGATACGCCTGTGCGCCCGCGTTCAGCAGATTCTGTTGCTGCCCAAACTGGATACCGGCGGCATTGTTCAGTTGTTGCCCAAGGTAGCCATACTGGGCGCCCGCCTGGTTGGCGGCGTTCTGCACCTGCGGGCCGTACTGCTGGCCCGCCTGAATGCCTTGCCAGAGCGAATTCAACCCGTACTGGTCGAGGTCATACCCCATGTACTTGTTGTAGTTCTGGTTCTGGATACCCTGCCACTGCTGGTCGGCGGGCTGCAAACCCGTAGGCACATAGTACCCGCCTCCTCCACCTGAACCGCCGGAAGGAGATGGCGAAATAGCGCTCGAAATAGCTGAACCTGCGACCGATGCGGCGACTCCCGCTGCGACTCCCCAAGGCATGATTTACTCCTTATCGATGTCCGGGTCCGCTATCGCTTCCGAGTGAATGCAGAGCCAGGTGATGTCTGTTAATGCCTGAATGCGGTGTTTCTTGCCCGCCTTGATTTCCAGCATGCAAGGGCCGTCGATAACCCGCAATTCGCCATCCACTTCCACCAGCGCGCGGCCCGCGCCGAGATAGCTCAAGTGGTCGTAGTCGTGCGTGTGCTTCTCGACTTCCTGACCGGCGTTCAGCGTCTGCTCGCGCGCGTACACTCCGCCGGCTGAAAAGTGATGCTTAATCATCGCTCGCACCGCAGGCAGATAATCAGCGTGATCCGGTCATCCGGACCGTCGTTCGTGACTTCGTGCTCTTTCAGGTTATCGAAGTACCAGACTTCGCCTGGCGCCATCGCAACCCGCTCTTCTTCCACGCGGTTCACGCATTGCGGATTGGACTGTAAAACCACGTACAGCTTGGTATTGTAATACTTCGCGTGCCAGCCGTCGTCCGCGTGCGGTTCGATGCGCCCGCCTGGTGGGATGCGGGTAATCATTACCCCGCCAATGCGGACCGCGCGCACGCGGTGCGCGAGATCGAACACCACCTGGTGGAGCGACGGCAGCGCGAACCATTCCGGGTAGAATTTGGCGTCGTGCTCATCGTTGAACTTCGAGTAGTCGCCCGATTCCTTGAACGGCTTTTCGTCGTTGTACCGAAGCCAGATATCGTCCATTGCCGCGTGCGGAGTCTCCGGCGCGGTCTTCCTTACCGTGTGCCGGTTCCACAGTTTCGGCTGGCGCGCGATTTCCAGAAGCATGGGCGCCGTGTCGATACCCGCTGCGATCTTTACAAGGTTCCTCATTTGCTGACGCCCTTTACGCGTTCGAATGTGTGCAGACCGCCAAGCCCTAACATACCCATGAGAACCGGCATCATCTCCGACAGGTCAGCGGGGCTCAACGTGATCGGGTGGCCGGCGAGCGTCAATCCGAGCTTCGCGATAGGCAGGCCCATCCAGTTCCATACGCAGGCCATGCCACACGCCCAGCCGATGAACGGGCGCCAGCCTGCTACGAACGTGCTTTCGTTCGATGCTTCAGCCTGATTGATCGCCATCTGCCCTTGAACCATCGTCAGGACAGCGGCCAATTGCTGCTGTTCCTGCTGCGACTTGTCCGGCCAGATGCGGGAAACAATAGTGCTTGCGAAGTCCAGTCCAGCCGTGATCGGATCTAGTGCCATGATTCGCTCCAGTAGCCGTCACCGACGCCAAGCGCGGTGCAGCACATCTTCCACAGGTTCACGCGGTCGTCATACCCGTTCAGCCCGCCGTTGATGACTTTCGTAATACCTTCGAAGTCCATCAGTTCGGCGCAGACGTTCAGACCGTGCGTATTCCAGAACCACGCAGCCGACTGCGCAGCGTTGCCGGGTTGTTCAAGCAACTCCGGATGGTCCGTCAACGGCAGAACGAGCGCATCGCTCGCGCGCTGGTAGTTCGCGCGGCCCGTGACCTGAATCAGCCCCCGGCCCCGGAACTTGAACCCGTCGCCCTTCTCGGTGTTGCCGAGGTCCGCGCGGCCTTCGTATCGCTCCTGCGCGGGCGTGGGGCCCCACAGTTCTCTTACGTAGACCAGTCGCCCGGATTCGTGACCGATCTGCGCGAGGAACGCAGCCTGGCGCTTAGGCGAATCGATCGCATAAAGCGCCATTGCCGCAGACAGCGGATCAGCCCACGTTTGCGCGCGAGCGAGAGGAATCCCAATGCAAGCGGCCAGTTCTTCTGGAATCACAGTTTGCCCGTCGCCGTCAGGATCTCCGTCACCTTGTCAGGTGTCGCCTTCGCGCCGTCGTCTACGATAGCTGTGATCTGCGACGTAAGCGTCGTCATTTGCTGCGCGCGCGTCTGGATACCAACGAGATTTTCCAGTTTCGTTGCTACGCTATCCGCGCTAGAGATTACCGCGTTGTAATCTGCTTCGATCTGATCCCAAAACGACATGATAAGACTCCTATTTAAAGAACTTTCCGAAACCGCCAGCTGCGCCGTAGGCGGCAAGCCAGAGTATGAGGTAGAAACACGCCTTCCACACCAGGGAGAGAACGCCCTTCCCGATATTAAGCTGAAAGCGCTGCGCAGCCCGTCTTTCCAGTTCATCGACTATCGCCTTGACATCGCCCTCGGTGAGCGTTCTGTTTTCCATTCCCCGGCCCTCTTTCCATGTTATGCGTATTCGTAGACTATGATTAACCCCGGCGCACCATTACCGCCTGCCCTGTCGCTTTGCGACGCACCGTTGAACGCCCCACTTCCGCCGCCGCCGCCAAACCCGATACCGTTATTGCCGACTGTGTTAACGCTGGCTACCGACGCCCCGCCCGCGCTGTACAAGGAATTGCCGCCCTGCCCGGATACCCCGATTAGTCCTGTCGTATAGGCCCACCCAGCGCCGCCTGCCTGCCCTGCCACGTTCAGGATGCTACCTGGAGTGGCTACCGTGCCGCCCGCTCCGGGATTCGTGATAGGCGACGTACCGGAGGGGCCTGTGGTTCCGCCCGCGCCACCGTTGCACACGATCAAACCCTGGAAACCAGTTGTGCCGCCGGTGTTGCCATTGCCGCCTGCCGCGCCTAATCCGCCGGGGCCGATGACGACCGCCCCGCTTACCGGGCTCGCGATCAGTCCACGCGAGTACGCACCCGCGCCGCCACCTGAACCTATCGAGAATTGTCCTACGCCAGTCGTCGGTGCGCCGCCGCCCGCGCCGCCGCCGCCCCACACTTCCACATAGGCGCGCGTCGTGCGCGCGGTAGGCGTGTAGGTTCCGGAAACGAGAAATACCTGCACGTTGATTAGCTGCGTACCGCCGATAACCGCCGTGTTCGCCAGTGCATTCGCGTTCACCTGGTTGACGATGAAATTGAAGTCGCTCATCACCTGGTTAGCGTCCGCGACCGTGCCATTTTGCAACGTAACCGGGAGAGTGCCGATGATCGCCATGATTAGCTGCCCATATTCGTGTATCCGGTGTCCTGATACCGGGCGAAGAAAGACCCGATGGACACACTGTTAGAGGAAGTCGCCATGACATCGAGCGCCATTTTCTGGAACACCAGCGGCGCAGTCCAGGGGATTGTGTACACGTGCGGAATGTTAACGCCTGTACTCCAGACCCCAGTGCCCCACAGGCCAGCGCCCCACAGAAAGCCCGTGGCCGGCGTATTGACGAACGTCGAACCGATCACATTTGTCTGATCGTTGAGCGCCGCAATATTGTAATTTACCGAGGCACCAGACGAAGACAGTTCAAGTGTCGATTCAACGACTTGCACTTCCTGCATATGGCCTGTCTTCGGAAATGAAGACGACGTTAGGTGACTCGTAAGCGGCACCCCGTTGTCTGTGTATGACGTGGTTGCGGTCGGGATCGAATCACTTTTGAACAGCGCGGCGCCGTGCGCAGCACCCGAAATAATGAACGAATCCCCCAACTGTGAAGCGCAGTCGTAGGAGAACGTATGCGGCCCCGTCCATCGGTTGCGCCGGATACCGTACCAGTAATCGTTCGTTGCCGTGGCGCCTCTCACGATGGTCGCCATGTAGATGCGATAGATGTTCCCGGAAAACCCCGCCGCGACGCGCGTAGGCTCCGTCACGTTCTGGAAAGGCTGCTGAAGATCCGCAACCCCGCCCCCTTGACCGGGCGTACTTGACAGAGGGCCTAACGTGCCGAAATAGCTCAGAACGTAAGGAGAATCGACGCCTGCAAAGAAAATCCCGTACGGTGTCTGCACCGCGCTGCGGGGCGACACGCAGCCCGTCGTCAGCGTGATGTAGTTCAGCGCCAGATTGTTTGTCGCCGTGTCGCCTGTGATTTGCCAGATACTGCCGCCCTTGAACGCGACAAGCGCAGCTTGTACGCCTGACGATGTAGTCTGGATAGGAAGACCTGACAGCGTAGTAACCAGTGTGGTGTCACCCACGGTTACGGATTGCGTTGCATTCGTCCGCGTAGTCGGGTTCAGAACGTCACTGAAGAAAAGAATGCTGCCGACCGCGAACCACGCGCGGTTGTTGTAGTTCGCGACAGCGGTAGGTACTGCCGGCAGGGCGTTCGTGGCCGTGTTAGTTGAACTCCATACGGGCGCCGCTGGCGTCGTGATGTCTATCACGCCGAAGAAATTAGTTCCCGTGCCGCTGAACCCGTTGTGGGCAACGATAATCTTTGTGCTTACCACTGCCATGACAGGTGGCGTCCACGGGCCAGTAGTTGACGGGGACAGCGGAGTGTTAGCCGCCGTCACGCCTGATATCGTAATGAAAGAGTTCGTCGCGGTATCGTACGCGAACGGTTCATCGTGGTTCGCATTGCGCGCGGTCGAAACCATGCCGTAAACCACGGTTCCGATGACGATATGCACCGACACGAAAGTCGGCGTCGTGAAACTGCCGAACGACGTTAACGGATTGCCGACTCCCGGTCGGGAAACCACGATTTCCGGGTTCCCCTGGTCAAAAACAAGATTCTGGAGTTGAGAGCACGCGCCGGGGAAGGCGTCTGTTGCGTCGAACGCGTCACAGATCCCTTTTGGCGTGAAGCGTACCGGTTGACCGTTGCGGATTGCCATACGGTCTCCTTAGTCGGTGATTTTTGTCGGTTTTAGACTGCGGTTCGAGTGGAAGCGACGCGGATCGAGGCGTACAGACTTCACAACCTGCTGTTCGTCGCCTTCCATGATGAGATGCACGCGCAGCATGTTCTGGCATTGCTGGAGGAAGCTTTCTCGCCGCGTATCGTCAGTGATGTCCATCAGGCGTGCTGCTGTCGCCTTGATGAGATAGTCCTGATCCGGGAACCACGGGACGACCGTTGAAGTCTCCGGCGCCGTGATATCAGGCTGCTTCACCATGTAGCGGTGCGTCAGCGTGATCTGACCGGATGACTGCGGATAAATGAATAGCGTGCCCGCCGAGTTCTGCGCCAATGCCGTCGTTTCATCTACCAGGATGGTCATAAATTCGTACGGGTAGTTCGCAATCGACGGGTCTTTAAACTCCTGGTCGTACTCTTCCGTACTGATCGGATTCAGGAAGTACGGCAGGTTGTTCTGTTCGAAGAACAGATCGTACGTGCGCAGATAGTTCAACGGCAGCGTGAACGGGCCGAAGTTGTTCGCCTGTACGAGAATGGATTCGGTAACGCGATTGATCTTCAGGTCGCGATGCAACCAGAGATCCTCCAGGGCCATGTTAAGCATCTGGCCGCCGATCTGCGTAAAGCCGGGGCATTTGCAGATCGCACAGGCCAGACTAACAATCTGTTGCGCCTGGAGGTAAGCCATTACGCTGCCTTTTTCACGGACGCAATCTTCGCCTGACCTTCTTCGAGCTTGGACTGAATCTGCTTGATCTGGACCGGCAGGTTGCGCATCGATGCGTCATCCTGGCTCGTGAGCTTGTGCTTTGCCTTCGAGCGCTCCAGAAGGTCAGCATACGCCTTGCGATGGTCTTCCAGCATGCGCTCCAGTGCTTCGACTTCCTTCTGAAGGACGGGCACTTCGAGAATCGCCTGCTGGCGGATCAGGGCTTCCCGGCACGTGTCCATGCGTTCGTTCAGCGACCCCAGCGATTCGGATTCGTAGACGTAACCGCTGATCGACACAGACGCACCGTTAGGCGCGGGGAGGTTGATCTGGAAATTGCCGAGAACTGCGGTCTGTTCGCTCACTTTGGTTCCTCTTATCGACGGCGGTCGCCACCGCGCAGCACGCGGTCTTGAGCCACCTTGTAGGCGTTTTCATTCGCCCCGTTGATGTTATTCTCGTGATCCCATGTGCGGGCCACGATTTCCTTGACACTGCGCAGCACGTCCGTGGTGAATTCGTACGTTGTGCCGTGGACATACTGCTGTCCATTCAGGCGGATATCGATACCCCCGCACGGTGCCAGGTCGATACGATACCACCACATATCCACGCCGTCCGACGTCTTGCGCGAGAAGCGCTCGGTGACGTTGGTCGTGAACATGGACGACTGCGCCTGTGCCGACAGACGGGCGGACTCTTCCTCTGCGATCAGCCGGCCAGCGGTTGATTTTTCCAGTTCGGCTTCCAGGGCCTTGATTCGGGCCTTGAGCTGTTCCGGCGTCTCAACTGCGGACGGCAGATCGTTTTCGAGGTTTTCATCCCCGCCTTCCGGCGGGGTGTTAGGCGTGCGCGGGGGCATTTATGCTCCTGATTACGGGGTTGTCACAGTACCGGCAGTATACCCCGGCGTGAAGGCCGAACCGGCTTCGACGCGCGCGAGGAACGCCTGATTCAGGATGATCGAGCCGTAGAACACCTTCCACGACACGACACGCGTCTGATTCAACGGGTCCGACTTGTCAGCGCCCGTCAGGTAGTGGAATTCCGGGTTCTCCAGAAGCACCTGACCGTACGAGTGGTTGCCGATAAAGATCGTCGGGAACACGCTCACGCCCGTGGCTGGAGCTGCCGGCGGTGTTTGCGCGACGCCGATACCCGTCAGCGTAACCGTCTGGTTCGGGAGCAGCTGCGTCGCCTGACCGGCCAGCGGGCCCGTGACGGGAACCCCGTTACCGATTGCCGTTGCCAGATTGCCCGGTGTGGCCGACGTGCCGATGTACACGTTGAACACGTAGTTCGGCACGTTCGGGATCACAACCGAAATCGAGCCCGTGGGGCCCGTAACGCTGATCGCGTTCGACACCTGATAAATGATCTGTTCGACCGACGTTTGTGCGGGCGATGCCGTCACGATGATCTGGTAACCGGCATTCGTTGCCAGCGTGCCGCCCGACGCCGACGCCGTACCCTGGATGGCGGCCGCGCCCGTCCAGTAAGGCATCATGTTCGATTCAACGAAGCGCGCGCCGTTGAACGGGCCGAGTTCGTTGTTGTACAGGCGGTTCACGTCGCTGTACGACCACGCGTTGACGACCGTCGTGTTCTCGCGCATGTCTTGCGCCGACAGCGGATGGATCAGCGCAACGTAATGCTGCATGACAGCCGGTGACTTCGACGGATCGCGATACGCGCCCGCTTCGATCATCATGTCTTCGCGTTCGTCGCCCATGAAGCGCGGGACGCCGTACGTCAGGAACGAACCAACGATGCGGTTCGTTTCGTGCGGGGTCATCACGTCGGTTGCGAGCAGGTTCGCGCGCGAGGCCTTGCCGTTCGCGTAGTTCACCTGCGTGGTGGCCAGAAGCGTGTTGAACGTGTTGCGTTCGAGCGTCTCCGGCAGTTGCAGGCCGACCAGTTCACAGGCTTGCTGGAACAGCGGATGCTTGATGGTCAGGTTCGCCACGTCGGTGATGATGACGCGATCACCCCATTGCTGCGCGGTCGCGCTGACCTGCTGCAGGGTCATCGCTTCGCCGGGAGGCGCAACGCCTTCCTGCAACGGCGCGAACGGCAGCGGCAGACGCTGGTAGCGCGAAGCCGTGTACGTCGTGCCCCGGTTCGTGTCCAGCTTCAGCGGTTTGCCGAACTGGTACGCGACCAGTTGGCGGCGCGCGAGCGGCTCGACTTCTTCCTGAATGTACGCTTCAACGTCCGCCGTGAAGCTGGTGGACTGGTTGGTGACGCCGGGGAACAAATACATTGGAAGTTGCCGGTACGCCATTAACGTCCATGTCCGCCCGCTATCACGCTTGTGATAGTTGACGAAGAACGAGATGATCGTTTGCAGCGTGAGGGCCCACAAGAGGCCCAGTTTCTTGAGGTATTTCATGGTTTCCTCTTCGTGGTTAAATGTTCTGATTCTCAAGACGCGCGCGAAGCTTGTCTTTGTCCGAACGCCCTGAACGGGCGGGCACATCGCTGCGCACGCCCGCTGTCTTGCCCCGGTTGACTGCCGGCGCGGAACTGGCTTTGGGCTTCGCCTTAAGCTTGCCTTCAGCAATGTCCTTGCCGAGCATCCAGTAGTACACGTCTTCGCGCGAGGCTTGCTGGCCGCGCGAGCGCGCCTTCTGGACTTCTTCTTCCACGCGCTCCGTGTACTTCGCGCGGCGCGGTTCGCTCGCAATCTTAGATTCGAAGCGCGTACGATCCGACATGTCCTGCGCCTGGAACATCGCCTGCTGCGCCTGGCGCTGCGTGTCGCGCAGCGTGCGGTTCGCCTGAATCTGCCAGCGCTCCATCTCCGACGTGTCCGGATTGCGGAGACGCTCTTCTTCGCGCTGGTGCT